CAGCTGACCCCGCCGGGAGGGCGGAGTGTGACAGATTCCCACATTCTGGAATCCGGAGAAGCGTTAACTCCGAAAACAAATGCAGTACCGGTTGTGGTCGGGACGGTGCCCGAGGACTATGTGTGGCGCGTGCGCCACGTCCTGAGCCAGAGGGCTCACCCTACGCTGATTGCCGCTTCTCGTCGTCGCCTGCCCCGTGGGGTGTAGGCACCGCCATTTCAGGCGGCCGGTCGAAGACCGAGACAATGGAAAACGGTAACAGTGGTTTTTCCGGCGATTCCGCAAGGACCGTGCGCAGACTGAGTGGAGGCGGCAGGTTGCCCCTCTTGAGCACTTTTTGGAAGGTGTGCTCGTTCTGTCGCAGGACCCTGTGGAGTCGAGAACCACGCTTGTCAATCTGATCGGCGCTGGTAAAAACGCTGTCGACGGCCAAAAGGCCATACACACGTGAGTAGAGCGGCGCGTGCGCGCGCTCCTCCGTGGTCGACATCATCTCAGGGACGGCTGGCATCCGTGAGGCAACGATCTTATGGATTGCCCAAGTACTCTCAGCCGGCAAGCGTCCGACAGGGTACTTCTTTGGGTCTTCCCGGATTCGAGCGACGATGCGCCGATCGAGTTCCGTCATGCCGCCGAACATGTACGCTTTCGGCACTCGCATGAAGTCATCGACGTCGTCGGGAAGGACGACTGACGTCGGGACCGGGACAAGCGGAAGACCAACCCCGCCCCACCACTCGGGCAGGAACCATGGGATGATCTTCGATTGGTCCAGAATGGGACGATGGTGATCTACGAACGCTTTGAGCAGCCCTGGCGCCAACGCATCGGGAGCGGCGGCAATCAGCTCCCGGCAACGAGTGCCGAGACCGTTGCGCGAGTCCGCTATCGCGTCAGTGCCGAGTTTCTCACCGGAGCGCTTCAAGCCCAAGAGGAGTCCAAGGTTGACGTACTTGGTCATCTCAAAGTAGACGCGCCGGTTCGATGGCTCATGCCTGCCCTCCGCCTTGTCCTTGGCGGTCGGTTCGAATAGTGCGTACTGTGGTTGGTCGTTGTCGCCGAGGCGGCGAAAGTTCACGGAGTTGATTTGCGCAAACTCTCGAGAGAAGAAGAACTTTCCCACCGACGGTTTCAGTCCACAGAACGCTGTGATAAGTTTCCAGGCTCGCAAGCCCGCTTTGTTGCAACGGAAGAGACAGTCATCGCCGTTGATCAGCAAGGGGCAATCGCGTAGCAGACGAGTGCGCTGCTGGGACACCTCGATAGCCCAGCGACACAATGCCGCATTTGCGATGCACAAGATCGGAAACGAAACCACAGACCCCATCAGTTGACCCCACTGTTGTGGCGCACTGACTTTGCCTTTCGCATCATTGATGGTGTATCCCGTTAGGGCGCGCTTCAGCAGCGCTGCCTCGGCGGGCGTGAGATCGATCACCTTCGCGAGTTCGTCGCAGATCGTCTCACTTACCCACGGCGCAATTTCGTTTGTAGCGTCGGAGTAATCACCAGAATTATACGATTGGCCCTCTGGAAGTAAATTGCCCATCCGCTCGTTGACG